CTGCTACATCAGGTGGGGCAAGTGGTGATGTAATATACACTTGTCCTAACAATTTTATTTCGTTAATAAAGTTTTTACATGTATCCAGTGGCTCATCTTCTACAAAAAAGTATAGCCTTCAATGGTATGAAGCTGCAACTACTACCTATCATTTTATTATAGATGAACATAGTGTTGCAGGTCACGGTATTGAAGAAGTTATTGAAGGCGGAGCATTTCTTGTATTAGCTGCAGGTGATAAGATTGTAGGATTTGAAGAAAGCAGCTCTGATTTTCATGTAATATTATCTGGTGAAGAACACTATCAACCAACTTAATGCATAACGGGGTTGCATTATTATCTATAGTATGTTATAACTATTTGAATATAACTACTCCTGCCTAGTTAAGGTAAACATATAAGGAGTAGAAAATGTTTAAAGCATATTGTAACCGAATCTTAGAAGCAATTCAAGTATCACAGCAAAGACGAGCAGACTATCACATACTGATGAACCTGTCTGATCATGAACTTAGTGACTTAGGAATTGGTAGATCTCAAATAAGAGAAAAAATTTATGGCGAGAGAACTAACTGAAAAACAACAGGCATTTTTAAATGCATTGTTTAATGAAGCTAGAGGCAATCCTGTACAGGCTAAGAAACTTGCAGGATATGCCGATGGCGTTTCTACAACTTCTGTAATGGCTCCGTTAAAAGAGCAGATTGCAGAAAAGACTAGAGATTTTATTGCAACTAGTGGACCAAAAGCTGTTTGGTCTATGATGCATGTGTTAGAAAACCCCACCGACTTGGGCAATAAAGAGAAAATGGCAGCAGCTAAAGACTTTCTAGATAGAGCTGGCTTTGTAAAAACAGAAAAAGTCGAAGTAAAATCCGAAAGCCCTTTGTTTATACTGCCACCAAAAGCAGATGAAGACTAAAACTTGGCAGTTACCTAAGCCTGAGAAGGTAGATAACGAATATGAGTGGGTTCCAGTAGTAAGAATTGGTAGAACTATACCCTTTGGCTACAAACAAGACCCAGAAGATGCAGATATTCTACTACCTATACCAGAAGAACTAGAACTTTTTGAAGAAGCTAAGAAACATTTAAAGAGATATAGTTATAGGGAAGTATCTGCTTGGTTAAGTACAACCTCCGGTAGGATGATCTCCCACGTAGGTTTATTTAAAAGGGTAAAACTTGAGCAAAGACGTAAGAACGCAGCTTCAGTCCAAGATTTCTATGCCCAAAGGTACAAAGCGGCAGCAGAAAAGGCGGAGAAGCTCGAAAAAGAAAGAATTGGTGCAAGACGTAGAGTTGAAACCAACGACTCCGATCAGCACACCGGATACTGAAGTAGAGCAGGTACAAAGGGAAGTAATCTTTGAACCTAACCCCGGTCCTCAAACAGGTTTTCTAGCTTCAACAGAGCAAGAAGTTCTATATGGAGGATCTGCAGGTGGTGGTAAGTCATACGCAATGATTGCCGATCCTGTAAGATACTTGAATAATCCAAATGCTCGTATGCTCCTAGTACGTAGAAGCACTGAAGAGCTGAGAGAACTTATCTCTGTATCTAAACAACTATACCCTAAAGCAATTCCGGGTATAAAGTTTATGGAAAGAGATAAGACTTGGGTAGCCCCTAGTGGAGCTACACTCTGGATGTCATACCTTGACCGTGACGATGACGTTATGAGATATCAGGGACAGGCATTTAACTGGATTGGTTTTGACGAATTAACGCAATGGCCTACACCCTATCCTTGGAATTATATGAGGTCACGTCTTCGTACAACCAAAGCTAGTGGGCTACCTTTATATATGAGAGCTACTAGTAACCCCGGTGGTCCCGGCCATCAGTGGGTTAAGAAAACTTTTATAGACCCAGATACACCTAATAAATCTTTCTGGGCTACAGACTCAGATACTGGTGAAGTTATCTGCTGGCCTAAAGGTCATACTAAAGAAGGTGAACCGTTATTTAAACGCAGGTTTATACCTGCTAACTTATTTGACAACCCTTACCTTGCAGATGATGGAATGTATGAAGCTAATCTTCTGTCGTTACCAGAGCATCAGAGAAGACAGTTGCTAGAAGGTGATTGGGATATAAACGAAGGAGCAGCCTTTCCAGAGTTTAACCGAAAGATTCATGTTGTAGAACCTTTTGATATTCCAAACAGTTGGCCTAGATTTAGAGCATGTGACTATGGTTATGGTTCTTATACTGGAGTTGTTTGGTTAGCAGTTGCACCTGATGAGCAGTTGATAGTATATCGTGAGATGTATGTCAGTAAAGTTCTTGCAACAGACTTAGCTGATTTAATCTTAGAAACAGAGTCAGAAGAAAAAATACGTTACGGTGTTCTTGACTCTTCACTATGGCACAAACGTGGTGACACCGGTCCAAGTCTGGCAGAACAAATGATTGTTCGTGGTTGCAGATGGAGACCAGCAGATAGATCAAAAGGATCTCGTGTTTCAGGTAAAAATGAAATACACAGAAGACTACAGGTAGATGAGTTTACAGAACAACCTAGAATGGTAATCTTTGATAACTGTAAAAATTTAATTTCGCAACTACCAGCTATACCTTTAGATAAGAATAATCCAGAGGATGTAGATACAAAATCAGAAGACCACCTTTACGATGCTCTAAGGTATGGTGTTATGACAAGACCAAAAAGTAGTTTGTTTGATTATACACCTGTTTCAAATACAGGGTTTCAAGCTAGTGATGCAACCTTTGGATACTGATACAATAATAACTTGTTCTAAGTGTTCAATAATTTATGACACAGATAAGTTTGAGTATTGCCCTAGATGTCGAGAACAATATGATTTTGATAACGGGCCTTGGAAAAATAACGAATGAAAACTTTTGTAGTTGTTGTAAGTATATGGGGTAATAATGGTACTGACTGGGTGTATACCGGCAATCAGTATGTTATGAACCAACTGTTTACAAAAGAACAATGTGAACAAATTGTTGATAGTTCTAACTGGAATAAGTTTAAAGAAAACAAATACTACGATTTACAGTTTGACTGTTTTAATGAGGATAACCAATAATGGCAGAAGAAGAAACTTTTGAAAACGAAATGGCAATGGACTCCATAGAAAGTCAAGCTATTGAAGATGCAGAAAAAGAAACATACTCAGATCCACTAGCAGGAAAAATTGTAGGTTTAGTTCAAGATCGTTACAGTAAAGCCTCCACAGCTCGTGAAACAGAAGAACAACGTTGGGTAAAAGCCTATCGTAATTATCGTGGTCTATACGGACCAGATGTTCAATTTACTTCCACAGAAAAATCGCAGGTATTTGTTAAAGTTACAAAAACAAAAGTACTTGCAGCTTATGGTCAGATTGTAGATGTATTGTTTGGAAGCAACAAGTTTCCTATATCTATAGACCCAACAACTTTACCGGAAGGTGCAGCTGAGTCTGTATACTTTGAGTCTAATGATAAGATGGATGAAGCTAAACAACAGTTTGGTCCAGAAGAAACTAAACTTAGACCCGGTGAAACTATTGTAGATCTACGTGAACGTTTGGCTAGTATGGAACAAAAGCTAACACCAGTCGTAGATAAATTAAAAGAGGGTGAAGGTAAAACACCCACAGAAATTACTATACATCCAGCGATGATCTCAGCTAAGAAGATGGAAAAGAAAATTCATGACCAGCTAGAAGAGTCCGGTGCAAAGAAACAGTTACGTGTTGCAGCATTTGAAACTGCACTGTTTGGCACAGGAGTTATGAAAGGTCCGTTTGCTGTAGACAAAGAATACTCTAATTGGAATGATGAAGGTGAATACTCACCTATATTTAAAACAGTACCACAAACTTCTTCTGTATCCATCTGGAACTTTTATCCAGATCCTGATGCAGCTAACATGGACGAGGCCGAGTATGTAGTAGAGAGACACAAGATGTCTCGATCTCAAATGCGTACTCTTAAGAATCGTCCTTTCTTCCGTGAAAATGCCATCGACACTGCAATATCTATGGGTGAGTCTTATACCAAGGAGTGGTGGGAGCAAGTCATGGAAGATGATGCTCAAGACTCTAAATCCGAAAGGTTTGAAGTTCTTGAGTTTTGGGGGAACGTTGATACTGATGTCTTAGAGGGACATGATGTAGACATTCCAGATGATCTAAAAGATATGGATCAAGTATCCGTAAACATTTGGACATGTAATGGTCAAGTCCTCAGACTTGTCATGAATCCGTTCACCCCATCTATTATACCTTACTATGCAGTTCCATATGAGGTAAACCCATACAATATGTTTGGCGTTGGTCTAGCAGAAAACATGGACGATACCCAGACATTAATGAATGGTTTTATGCGTATGGCAGTTGATAACGCTGCACTGTCGGGTAACATGCTCATCGAGGTTGATGAGACAAACCTAACTCCGGGTCAAGACTTGTCGGTATATCCGGGCAAGGTCTTCCGCAGACAGGGCGGTGCTCCGGGTCAGGCAATCTTTGGAACTAAGTTTCCTAATGTATCTAGTGAAAACATGCAGATGTTTGATAAAGCGAGGGTACTAGCAGATGAATCAACAGGTTTCCCATCTTTTGCGCATGGTCAAACAGGAGTTCAAGGAGTGGGGCGTACTGCTTCTGGAATCAGTATGCTTATGTCTGCTGCTAACGGCAGCATACGTAACGTTATCAAAAATGTGGATGATTATTTACTAGCACCTATATCAAAAGCATTCTACCATTTTAACATGCAGTTTGACTTTGATCCTGAGATTAAAGGTGACTTAGATGTAAAAGCTCGTGGTACTGAATCTTTGATGGCTAATGAAGTACGTAGCCAGAGACTGATGCAGTTCTTACAAGTTGTGCAGAATCCAGTACTAGCACCGTTTGCTAAGATGGATTATATCATTCGTGAGATTGCTAAATCTATGGATCTTGATCCAGATAAACTAACTAATTCCATGTCTGATGCTGCAGTACAAGCAGAGATACTTAAGAAGTTTCAAGAAGCAAACCCACCAGAACCACAGCAACAACCTCAAGTTGGACCTGACGGACAGCCAATAGCTCCACAGGGACAAGGAGCAGCTCCACAAGTAGGG